TAGAGGTAAAACCGTGGTCATAACATCTGTTGTTAAATCAAAAGGCTGGTTTCTATATTGTATTGCCATTAAGCTCCTTGTCCTCGCGAATGTTTACGCCTGGGAATTCTTTTACTATATTTTTTAGCATGTCGTCCAGGTCTTTTTCGACGAAGATGTCTGATATGTTTGTATCCATAGTGTAATTTAGCCATAACTCATATTAAACCATTGAAAAGCCTGTGTATCGTTTTCAATCGTTCGTTGATATGAGGTATTAAGTTCTGTTTTAAGCTGTTCGAATTTAAATTTCATCATCCGTTGATTAGAAGCTTCATACTCATCTGTCGGTTCTTGAAAAGTTACGGTAACTTTAGCCATTATCTTCTTCCGTCGGGTTGGATATCGGCTCTGAAAGTTCCAAAGCGCCAAGTTTCATTGACCGCATCGTTTTCTACTTTTAAGTTAATAAGTCGTGCTCGAGCTCTGACATCCACTTTAGTTGTGGCAGAGGTAATCGAGATAGGACTTAAGCCTGAAGCCGTCTCGCTATCAGCTGGATAATCTTTTAAATTTAAAGAAAGTTTTGCCGTTCCTGTTAAGACTTTAAAGTCGGGAATAAATCTTCTAATTTTCATAATATATTCTCCATCCCCATCTACATCTAAATCAAAATCTCCTGATTGAATATAAGCGGCAATCGCAGTAGAAGTTCCAGCAGAATCTACGGCATTGTTTCCTTTTTCCTGGGCATACATTTTAGTAATGCCTTCAGTATTTCCATAAATTAAAGGAGTGTCGGATACATTTGTAGAAGTCACATATTCTGTTGCATAGGGATCGGGTTGAACATCGGAATCAATCCAGCCTGTTCTTGCTAAACTTCCCGTCGTCCAAACACCCCCAGCGATGCTAGGGCTTTCGGCAAAATTATAAGAAGTATAACGATCAATAACACTACTACTCGCAGTCGGATAGAACCAAGTGATTTCACTATATAAGTTGTTAACTCCTGCAGCTACAACTTGGCCAGAAGTATAATTAATATCATCAAAAATATAGTCTTCCACATTACAAGATAAATTTTTAACGGTACCATCAAACAGGAAGAAGCCTCCGGCATCTCCCATCCAGAAGACTCGCCCATTTGCGAAGGCTGCAGCATTATGGCCAATGCATCCACAATTGGTACCTACCTGTCTTACTGAAAAAGTAAAAGGGGGCCCAACGAATTGCATTACATAAGCAGCCTTATCGGTTAATATGAAAATATAATCTCGACCTTGAATAGCCGCTCTAATTTCTGAACCAGAAGAGAGCCTCATCGTTCCAGCAGTATTAGTAGAAGTCGGAACCCAATCGTTTCGATCTTCCTGATCAGAAAATCTTATAAACATTTTGTCTTGTGTGCTTGCAGTACCAATGGTTGTTTCTGTGCCTAGTAAAATAACATGTCTGTCTTTTTCAGAGACCATCATGGTTTCTGAAGTAGTAGGAGCATTCGTTACAATCGTGGCTCGTGTAGCAATGGCTGTCGGGACATCTACATTTTCAGGATCCCATTGAAAGGTTGGTCCTCCTCTAATCGTTGCTAAGAGTAAAGATCCAAAATTATCTAACTGCCATTGTCCTGGCTGTAGAATAACTGTAGTAGAAGTTGAAGCATCGCCCCAACCTCCATTCCCCCAACTGGAAGTACCCCAACCATAGCCATAAGTTTGAGTAGGATTTCCAATTCGATAATAAGGTTCTACCGTCATTGAGCCGAGGCCCGTGATTCCTGCACCCGTTTCCGTGGAAGGTAGAGTAATAGTAACGGTAGTCGCAGTTGGAGTAGTAAGAACTTCGAATTTTTTACCTTCCAACTCTGCCACAGTAAGACTGGTTCCTGAACCAGGGAGTGATACCCCAGTCAGCATAATAGTCATACCGTTTGATAAATCAGTAGATGCCAGAAAAGTAAGAGTCGCTTCGTCGCTACTGGTAGTTGTAGTTAGAGTCACACTCGATTGATTCAATGATGAATCCAAAGGAGTAATGTCATGAAATTCGCCTTCAAACCAAATGGCTAAAATCTTATTGGTGCCCACTCCAATCCATCGATTACCTTGAGTATCAAACCAACCAAATATTTTTCGACCTGCACCAGGTAGAGTATTAATTTGAGTTTCTTCCCAGCCTCCAATTTTTTCAGGCATGCCATAACGAAAACGGGCATAATCTCCACCTACCCAGCCAGCTTCTACGCCAGAAGGCGTTAATTGTTTATTAAAGCCTGGGACAAAATTCACTTTTCTAAGCATAGGGATAGTTTAATCTATTGTGAGTGTTGTGTATAGATTGTTGACCCCTTATACCAGCCATTTTGATAGTCAATGGCCATGACTTCTTTAGCTTTTGCTTCTTGCGCTTCGGTGATGGTCCGTGGTGCGTGTTCCCTGAGCCTTGTTTTCTGGATCTTTTTCCCTCCGAGTTGTTCCAGGAAGGGAAGGAGTTTGGTATCAATCTCTTTCATATTCCAAACATGAGTATAGATGCTTGGATCAGGTCCCAGCATATCGGTATTCGTTCGACAATGAATCCTGATGTAATTATCTTTTAAATAGTGTTTATAGTTCCATAGAAAATTATCCAAGTCATTAAGATGAGGTTTGAATTCCTGGCAATAATAAAAACCACCAATGATCTTGTCGATAGGATCACGGTATACGGCAATTCTAATCTCACATTCTTTTAGTTCTTTATGGTAAGATTCAAATCCTTTTTCTCGTCCAATGTAAGAATCTCGCCCACAATGATTCTGAACGTTGGTGCCACTATACGTCGTAGGTTTTTCTTTCCACAACAATTGACCAAGATAATTAATGATGGTGGTGGATCCGGCTTTATTATTCCTGACATACCCTAGACGTTTACCGCCTAGAGTTACACGAACTAAAGCCATTACTTAGGAACGCCTAGAAAAGGTCGTTTATCAAATAAATTCGTTTTAGCAAACGGACCATTGGCATGATTGTAATGCAAAAAGACCTGAGAACAAACGTTGCCTTGAAAAGGCTCTCGCCAATGCTCGAGTTCACAGCCAGAATAAATCAGCATGTCTCCTACTTTTAAATCAACTCGTATTCCTTTCGGAGCTCCAGGTTTATGAATGTTTTTATATTCATCAATCACAAAATTGGCTCCTGATGGATCAAGAAAGATAGGCCATTCATCTCCCCCTAAATGCAGGGTTGTAGAAATCTCACAACTCGGTCTATCCTTATGCCGTCTCAGAATATTTCCTTTTTCATAGAGGCGTGTGTACGAGTAGGTTGGAATTAAATCCATTCCTGTTTTCGTTTTCATAATGGGACGCATATATTGAAGTAGTGTTTCCATGACCCAGTCTCCATATTTAGAATAGGCTCCTGGTACTTGTTGATCGGTTCGATTCCCCATGAAAGGATTAGCTGGATTTACTTTATTATTTTTCACCATCAAATCCACAGCATCCCGCTGCAGCATCATATAATTAAAAATAAAATTGGCGAGTTCTTTGGAGAGAGCCTGTCGAATTACTTGATATTTTTTTGTTTTAAAACTCATCCTACTTTTCCTTCTTCATTTACTTGAATAAAATTAAAAGAAACCGATACACGCCAGCTCTTTTCTCCTTTTTCTTTAGACGCATTCATTTCTACACCATGAGACAACCACGCGGGAAACATAATCATTTGTCCTTCGATTGCTGGATAGATTACCACACGCCATAAAGCTTTGGGTAGTCCTTTAGCTCTTCGAGGCAACATAATATTAGGACCAGGACGAGGATCTTCTACAAATAATCTTCCTGAGTTTTCAGGAACCTTGATATAGTAAACACCTGACCATTGAGAGTTAGGATGAATATGCTGTTTGTTATAGGACCCTGGATAATTAATGTTCGCCCACATGTTCCCTAAACCAGGTTTAGGTTCCATGCCATAGTCTTTAAAAATTTCATGTTGCATGTCAAAGAGCTCATCGGTCAAAGGCTTATATTCGTCTTTAAAATTCATATCGGTGGGGCTATGCCAACCGCCGCCGGCATTCGTTTTGGTTTCAGTCTTATTTTTTTTACTCCAGCCTTTAATCAGGGGATATAAATACTTATTCATTTTCTGAGGATCCTTAACCATTTTAAAATAGACAGG